GGCCTACTTGCCCAGATGATAAAATTTACTTTCATCATTTTAAGCCTATTTAATATGAAGGACACATACGCTAAAAGAGAATATCAATGCAAGTGCGGTAGAATAACCGAAGATTATGTTTGGCAGTCTTTGTTAGAGTTCCATAAAGTAGTGTGTTTTAAGTGCGGAAAGGAACTAAGCATTGAAAGCCTAAAAGTCAAAGAAAAAATTCAATTGCCATCTATTAGAACTGACACAAAAAACCGATAATATGAGCAAAGATGAAAAACAACAAAGAAAAGAATTGAAGATATATTTACGAAAATGGCGATATAAAAAATTTTGGGAAGAATTAATTTGCTCATTTAGTGGTCACACATACAAATTATACTATATAAGTAAACATAGCGGACATCAATTATGGTACTGCACTAAGTGTGTAAAAGAAAAAATGATATAATGAGAATACAAGACATTAAACCGAACCCAGAAAACCCAAGAATAATAAAAGACCATAAGTTTAAACAACTTGTTGAGTCTATTAAGTCCTTCCCCCAAATGTTGGAACTTAGACCCATTGTAATAGATGAGAACAATGTTGTACTTGGGGGCAACATGAGGTTAAAAGCGTGTATTGAAGCTGGACTAACAGATGTACCAGTAGTACAAGCAAAAGACCTTACGGATTTACAAAAGAAAGAGTTTATTGTAAAGGATAACGTAGGTTATGGAGAGTGGGATTGGGACGACTTGGCTAATAATTGGGATGAACAACTTTTAACCGAATGGGGTTTAGATATACCAGATTTTGCTATAAAAAACGCAGAAGCATCGGAAGATGACTTTGATGTGCCAGTAGGAGGCTCTGAAACCGACATAGTTTTGGGCGACATCTTCGAAATAGGGCAACATAAACTTTTATGCGGCTCATCTACCGAAACGGACAATTGGGGCAAAATATTTGGCTCTGAATACGCAGATATGGTAGTTACCGACCCTCCTTACAATGTAGCATATACCGGAAAGACAAAAGATGCCCTAACTATTCAAAATGATAGTATGAAAGATGGCGACTTTTACCAATTTTTGTATGATTTTTACACGGCTTTAGGTTCTTATACGAAAGCTGGTGGAGCTTGGTATGTTTGGCATGCCGATAGTGAGGGAGCAAACTTCCGCAAGGCAATGGCTGATTCCGGGATAATGGTAAAGCAATGCCTAATATGGGTTAAAAATTCAATGGTAATGGGAAGGCAAGATTATCAATGGAAGCACGAGCCTTGTTTATACGGATGGAAAGAGGGAGCTTCACATAGTTGGTATTCTGATAGAAAACAAACAACTGTATTAGAATTTCAGCGACCAAGTAGAAACGCAGAGCATCCTACAATGAAGCCAGTTGAACTAATAGCATATCAAATTACAAATAGTTCTAAAAGTGGTGACTTAGTAGCAGATGGGTTTTTGGGCAGCGGAACTACAATGGTAGCAGCACACCAATTAGGTAGAAGATGTTATGGTACAGAATTAGACCCCAAATATTGCCAAGTTATAATAGACAGAATGAGAAAACTTGACCCCAGCTTGATTATCAAGAAGAACGGAGTACCTTTGTAATTGATTAGAAATTGATTAGAGAATATGGCAAACGAACAAAATTTAATACCAGCTAAGAAAGGCGAAGTAAGAAACCCAAACGGAAAGCCTAAAGGAGTACTTAACTCAAAGACAAGATTACTTAGACTACTTGAATTAGTTACTAAGGTTAGAAACCCCGTTACTGGTGAGGAGGAGGAATTTAGCATAGCAGAACAATTAGATATGCAGATTATAGCTAAGGCAAGAAAGGGCGACCTTAAAGCCTATGAGATTATTTTAGATAGATTAGAGGGTAAGCCTAAGCAATCAACAGAGGTAGAGGTTAGCGGTGGAGTAAACATAACTTGGGAGGAGAAAAAAACATACGTTGGAAATACTGGTAGCCTATAATGGAATTATCAATAAAACAAACAATAGCCTTAGATTTATTAGAAGATAAAACCACAAATGAGATTTTATTTGGCGGTGGTGCTGGTGGTGGCAAGACTGCATTAGGCTGTTACTGGCAGTTAAAGCAAAGATTAAAATACCCAAACACAAGAGGCTTAATAGGTAGAGCCGTGCTAAAGACACTTAAGGAAACTACTCTTGTGTCATTCTTTCAAGTGGCAAAGATGCAAGGCTTAGAAGCTGGTAAGCATTATAAGTACAATGGGCAAATGAGCCAAATAGAATTATTTAACGGCTCGGTGATTCTACTCAAAGACCTTTACGCTTACCCAAGCGACCCAAACTTTGACGAGTTAGGTTCATTAGAGATTACAGATGCTTTTATAGACGAGGCTAACCAGATAGAAGATAAGGCACGAAATATTATAAAGTCAAGGATAAGATACCAGCTTGACGAAAATGATTTAATACCTAAAGTGCTATACACTTGTAACCCAGCTAAGAACTGGACCTACTCCGAGTTTTACAAGCCACAAGTAGACGGCACAATAGCAAAGAACAAGAAGTTTATCGCATCCCTAATTGACGATAATCCATTTATATCAAAGCACTATAAGGAAAACCTTTTAACCTTAGATACAGTTTCAAAGGAGCGTTTACTATTCGGAAATTGGGAATACAGCAATGACCCCTCAACTTTAATAGATTATGACAAAATTCTTGACGCTTTTAATAGCGGGTATTTACCTACTGGTTCACGTTACATTAGTTGTGATGTTGCTCGTTTTGGTAGCGATAGCACTGTTATTGGCATCTGGGATGGCTTTAGGGTTAAGCTACATCAGTATCAAGGCAAGTCTGTTGTGGAAGTGGCTAACATCATAAAACAATTTCAAGCAGAGTTCCAAATATCTAACTCACAAGTGGTGGTGGATTCCGATGGTGTAGGAGGTGGAGTTGCCGATATGATACAAGGTTGCAAGAACTTTGTCAATAATAGTTCTCCATTAGAAAACCCTATAACAAGACAAAAGGAAAACTTTGATAACCTAAAGTCGCAATGCTATTACAAGTTAGCAGAGTACATTAACGACAACAAAATATTTATTAACGCATCTGGCACAATCAAAGAAAAGATTATACAAGAGTTAGAACAAGTGAAACAAAAGTCAGTAGATAATGATGGTAAAAAAGGAGTAATGCCAAAGGATAAAGTAAAAGCGTTAATTGGTCGTTCGCCAGACTTTAGCGATTGTCTTGCAATGAGAATGATTTTTGAATATACTCCAAGATTTGCAGTTTCGGTTTTTTAGTGTAAAATATACTAACTTTGAACCTAAAGTACATAATATGGGATTATTTGACTTCTTCAAAAAAAGACAGAAGATAAACACTGTTTTACCAAACATACCTTTTAACGGACAAGTAGCAATACAACAAGGCATCGTAACTTGGCAAGGTGGCGATAACATTAGTTTCGTAAATGAAGGCTATCAAGCAAACGATATAGTTTATTCAATTGTTAAGCTAATTACTGATAAAACAAAGATTGCCCCTTGGCACGTTTACAAAGTAGTAGATGAAGTAGCAGCTAAAAAGTACAAGGCTTTAATGAGCCAACCAGATAAGATTGAAAACTGGAAAGAAGTTAATAATTTACATAAGAAAGCATTTGAGATTTTTACTGGCGATGCAAGACTTAATGAGTTACTAAAATACCCTAATGAAGAAGATACTTGGGGTGATTTTATTGAGGCATGGGCTGGTTTTAAATTAGTTACTGGTAATTCATTTGTGTACGCTAAGATGATTGAAGGCGGTAACAACAACGGCAAACCTTACGAGTTGTTTGTGCTTCCATCTCAGTATATGTACATCTTGGCAAATACATTAGAGTTCCCTCCAACAATAGCAGGTTATCAGTTAAATTACGGACCATTATGGAACTTTACTAAACAAGAAATATTACAAGACAAATACTTTAACCCACAATGGAATACTACTGGCAATCAACTATATGGTCAATCTCCTTTAATGGCTGCTGCGAGAAACTTGACTCGTTCGAACGAAGCCAAGACTGCTGCGGTTGCATCTTTCCAGAATGGTGGTCCAGCTGGAGTTCTTTTTATGAACGATGAACGCTTTGACCCAATTAGTGGAAGCCAACAAGCACAAGCCCTTAAAAGAGCGGTTAGTGAAAAAGGTGGAGCGGCTAACTTTAATTCAATTGCGGTTAGTGGTTATAAAGTAGATTGGAAACAAATAGGATTAAGTCCGGTAGAACTTGACATTATTGAAAGTGAGAAGTGGGATATGAAAGCACTTTGCAATATTTACGGAGTACCGGCACAATTATTAAACGATAGCGAGAACAAGACTTACAATAACCAAAGAGAAGGTGAGAAGGCTTTGACTTTACGTTGTGCTTTGCCTTTGTTGATTTCAATGCGTGACAACATCAATAGAAAGTTGCATAGCGATTGGGGTTACAGAGGTTCCAATATTTACGTTGATTTTGACGCATCTGTTTACGGAGAATTAGAAGCTAACAAGAGCGAACAAGTAGAATGGTTAGATAAGGCTTGGTGGATTGCTCCTAAGCAAAAAATGGATATTATGGGATTAGAAATTCCAGATTATATATCAGAAGAAGAAATGGAGAAACTTTATATCCCAAGTTCTTTGCAACCAGTTGATGACTTTCAACCATTAAACTTACCAAATGAATAGCCAAGAGTTAATTGATAGTTTATTTGATTTAAAGGTTGAGTTAAAAGCCGACCTAAGCGAGATAATTGACGAAGTTTATTCTAAATACCACGACACGGTTAATATGTCTTATTCGGAGTTAAAGGCTTGGAGCGAAACAGACTGCTCTAAGTTAGCTTCATTAGATAGAAGCCCAATAACAAGAAACTTGAACCTACTTAGCAAGAAGAAAAGCGAATGGGGTGCAAACGAGGTTAAGTCAGCTAATAGAACGATTAGTTTTGTTAGCCGTATGAAGAATATGGAACAAGGAGAACCAGTATCAAAAACTTGCCCATCTAAAAGGGATATATCTCTAAAGAACTGGGCGTACAATCCTAATAAATGATTTGGCAAGACTATCGAAAACTTTATGCAAACGCACTAAAGCAATACTCGCCCAAGTTCAAAAAAGAACTACAAAAGCAAGTAGATACGTTTTGTCGTACCCAAGATTATGCAGCAATATCCTCTAAAGGCATTTCTAAGACCATTAAGCAGCTTCACGTTGCTTTAGGTACAAAGATGGCTACAATGACTAATAAGTCCGTTAAAAAGGCTACAAAAGGCTTTTATGAGCCATTTGAAATAAAAATGAGCCAAACGGATATTTACTCTTATGTTATCCTTCAGTTCTTAGAAAGACAAGGGGTAAGCCAAATAGCAGACGAAATCACAAACACAACTATCAATCAAATTGCTGCATACCTACAAAAAGGCTTCGAGAATAACCTATCTATACAAGAGTTAATCCCTATGCTTAGACAATCTGGGATTACTGACTTTAGAGCGGAACTTATAGCAAGAACCGAAACTGGAAGGGCGGCTAACTTAGGTGCTATGGTTGGAGCGACTGCAACTGGATTAGTAACTATGAAAGAATGGATTTCAGCAAGAGATGCAAGAACAAGAAGAATGCCTCCAAGTTATGCTGACCATCTTGTAATGGATGGAGTTAAGGTAGCATTTGACGAACCTTTTAAAGTTCCTACAAGTCCAAAGGCAAAAGGTGGAACACATATCGGAAATGTAGAATTAATGATGCAACCATGCGATAGCGGTGCAAGTGCTGCTAATACTTGTAATTGTAGATGTACTGTTGCGTTCGAGGCT